GTCTGGGCTGCTCCCGCGAATTCCTTATATCGTGATTTTGTCTCTGGAAGCTCCAGTTGATTCGACGTCCCTATGTCAATCGCCAGCTGTTCGAGATCCTCGTTAAGCCTCAATTCAGGCAACCTGCGTACTACTGCCTTACGCAAACCTCTCATATTAGCTTTCCGATTAGCGTTACTCAACCCACGTATTTCATCTCCCACGACGGTTTGCCATGCATCGTCGTCACTCAGCTTTACTATGTGTTCGTGTGATACGACTACTCTCAGTTCTTCGGCTCGTTCTTTCCATCTTTGCTCCCGATGTTCAGTCAATCGTTTCACTCTGCCCGAGTTTTTGTCAATCTGTTTCTGCACTCGCAAGTTACCTAGTGTAGGTGATATACCACACCCACCACAATCGACTCTTGCCCTCAAGACTGACATAGACACCTTATGCGATGAACACCATATAGACATGAACTTCAATCTCAAATCAAGTGGTACTCCCCCACGACGGTGCAGGGTTTGTACCGTTTCACATACGCCGGAGATTACGCTCGTTTCGTTTTGTGGGGCATCTGACCATGGCTTACGCTGTGTTAATCCTGGCACTGCTCTAGCAGGATAGCCAATTGCTTCATTATTACCATAAGCTACTCGTAGAAATTCACTCCTTCCCGATGTTATCGCGAATTTCCCGGTCCCCCCGATCGCACCGAAGTGGGTCATGAGCCAATCAGCGAGTTGCAGTCTGCCAACTTTCAAATCTGTAAATGAAGTATCGTCACCTTGTATAAAGATCTCTTCTTTACGAAACGGTTCAAGACCTAGTTTTTGGAATGCTCGTTGCACCAACCAAACAAACGTCTTATTATAGCCATCTCCTACCATGCTGGTAATATACAATCCCGAAGCTAGACCACCTGTAACTGGTATTCGCTCTTTTGCCAACGACGTTATAACACTATCGTACATATGCTCGATCAATTCAGCCACCATCTTTTCCATCGCGGGCTTTTGCAATGGCAACATGTTATCTATCGCTGCATTTGCAATTACTCTGAATATCTCAGCCTGATCCACTGTTCTGACTTGACGTTCGAAGCCTTTATAATCCCAAGCCATCCCAAAACTATTCCTCAATCCCCGTATCATATCTCTAATACGCCTTAGTTTGCCAATTCCGTTCTCGTTACGCGTAACATATTCCCAGTCTTTATATCCTTTACCGGACATCTCCACGACATACGCCATTTTGAGATAAGTATATATATCAC